CGTCCGGTTCGCCGGCCGGGTCGCTCATCGACGACATCGTGAAGGCCGGGATCACGGTCCCGGCTACGAAGGAGAAGGACAAGCCGCATCGCGGGCACCTTGCGGTGATGCGGCACAACGATGTGACCGAGGCGTGCGGGCAGCTCGCCGACGCCATGAACCAGGGCACGGTCCGGCACATCGACCAGACTCCGCTGACTGCCGCGGTGAACGGGGCGAGGACGCGGCGGGTGGGCGATGCGTGGGTACTCGACCGCACCCTGTCGATGGCCGACGTGTCCCCTCTGGTGGCTGTCACCTTCGCTCGCTGGGCTCTGCTGACGCGCGGCCCGTCCGTGCTCGACGACTACGACGTGCTCAACAGCGTCATGTGAGGAGGTGGGGCCATGCCGCGCTGGACACGGGCCCTGGCGGCACCGTTCCGCCGCTTCGGCCAGGCGACGGTACGGGCGATCACGTCCCTCCCCTGGAGTTCTGGTGGGCCGACCACGACAGCCGTGTCGACGACGTCGGCGCTGTCGCTGATCCCAGTGTTCGCGTCGGTGCGGATCATCGCGGACAACGTGGCATCGCTGCCGCTGCAGCTGTTCCGCCGTGACGGTTCATCGCGGGAGCCGATCAGCTTCGTGCCGCAGGGCGATCTGTTCACCTGGCTCCACAAGTGCGTGATGTCCATGGCGCTGCGCGGCAACGCCTACGGGCTGATCACCCAGCGGGATGCCCTCGGGTTCCCGACGATGGTGGAGTGGCTGAACCCGGACGACGTCTGGGTCGACGAGGAGAACCCAGTCCGGCCGGTCTACTACTGGCAGGGCCGCAAGGTCCCGCGCGATCAGATCGTCCACATCCCCTGGGTGGTCCTGCCCGGCCACGTGGTCGGTCTGTCCCCCGTGGCACTGTTCGCGCAGACGATCGGCGCCGGCCTGACCGTCACCGAGTACGGGCGGTCCTGGTTCATCAACGGCGGGACGCCGCCCGCGGTGTTGAAGAACGTTGCGAAGACCATTACGCCGGATGAGGGCGAAGAGATCTCCGACCGGCTGGCGGGCCGTGTCCGCTCCCGTAAGCCGCTCGTCTTCGGCTCCGATTGGGACTTCACCGCGCTGTCGGTGTCGCCGGAGGAGTCGCAGTTCATCGAGTCGATGCGGCTGAACGCGACGCAGATCGCCACGATCTACGGTGTGCCGCCGGAGAAGGTCGGCGGCGACACAGGCGGCAGCTTCACCTATTCCACGGTCGAGATGAACTCCATCGACCTGATCAACTCGACGCTGCGGCCATGGCTGGTGCGACTGGAGTCGGCGTTCTCGCGGCTCATGCCAGGCCGCGAATTCGTGCGCTTCAACATCGACGCAATGCTGCGGACCTCGGTCATCGAGCGATACACCGCGCACGGCATGGCCCTTGCGCAGGGCTGGAAAAACCGCGATGACATTCGCGGTCTGGAGAACCTTTCCCCGCTCCCGCCCGGACAGGGTGGACAGGACTACGGGGCCGTTCCGACCGCACCGGCGTTGCCGGCCGCGGGCACCTGAGACCTGGAGGTCTACTCATGGGCGACGCTGAGCGCCGCTTCACGCGCGGCCTGGTCGAGGTCCGCGCTGCTGACGGCAAGACCGGTAGGCAGATCGGCGGGTATGCCGCGAAGTTCAACAAGCTGTCCCAGAACCTGGGCGGGTTCGTTGAGCGCATCGACGCCGGGTTCTTCGCCAAGTCGGAGGGCGACGGGTGGCCGGACGTGATGGCCCGCTACAACCACGACGACAACCGGCTGCTGGGCACCTCGGAGGCGGGGACGCTGCGGCTCGCTGTCGACGGGACGGGCCTGGACTACACGGTGGACGTGCCCGCGTCCCGCGCAGACGTGATGGAGCTGGTGCAGCGCGGCGACGTCCACCGTAGCTCGTTTGCGTTCCGCACGTTCTCCGACGACTGGAGCCAGACCGAGGACGGGTTTCCTCTACGGACCCTGCTCTCTGGTGCTCTCGTCGACGTGGCGCCGGTCAACAGCCCTGCGTACATGGACACATCGACCGGCCTCCGGTCGCTCGCCGACAAGGCGGGCGCCGAGCTCGCAGAGGTACGGGCCGCGGCCGACGCGGGCGACCTCTCACGCTTCCTCGGCCGTCCCCTGGCCGTGGTCATCGACATGGCACCCGGCGGGCAGGGCGAACCCCACCCGCTGACGGTGCTTCGGCAGCGGCGCGCCGAGCTTTACCAGCGCCGCACCCCCTGAGGCAGGGCGACACCCACCTCAACACCCCAACGCCCCGGCACACGGCCGCGGGCGCCGTCGTCATGCCCAAGGAGGGCAACATGTCCGACTTCATCAAGCAGATTCACGAGCGCCGCCTCTACGCGTGGGAGCAGGCCAAGGCCCTGCTCGACACCGCTGAAGGCGAGAAGCGCGAGCTGACGGCCGAGGAAGAGCAGACCTACCAGCGTCAGATGGGCGAGATCGACGCCATCGACGCCCGGGTCAAGCAGCTGCTCGACGCTGAACAGCGCACCAAGGATGCCGACGAGGCGTTCCGGTCCCTGCTGGACACGCCGCAGGCCACCGACCGGCGCGGCACGGACGGCCCGAAGGACGAGAGCGCCGAGCTCCGCGCCTGGCTTACCGGCCAGACCGGCAGCCGCGCCTACGACGTCCGCCCGGACGCCACCACGCCGAGCGACCTGCGTGCGCTGTCCAAGCTCACCGCGGGCGCGGGCGCCAACACGGTCCCGATCTCGTTCTACAACCGGCTCGTTCAGCACCTCATCGAGAACTCCGGTGTCCTGCAGACCGGGCCGACCCTGCTCCGCACCACCACCGGGGAGCAGATCCAGATCCCGAAGACGACCGCGCACTCCGCGAACGCGGCGCTCGTGGCCGAGGCTGGCACTCTCGCAACGAACGAGCCCACGTTCGGACAGGTGCCCCTGGACGCCTTCAAGTACGGGTTCCTGATCAAGATCAGCCACGAGCTGGCGAACGACACCGGTGTCGACCTGATGGGCTACCTGGCCATGCAGGCTGGCCGCGCGCTCGGCAACGGCTTCGGCGCCAACCTGGTGACGGGTACGGGCACGAACCAGCCGAACGGTGTGCTGACCGCGTCGACGTCGGGCGTCACCAGCTCGACGGTTGCTAACGGTGCGCCCGCGATCGGCATCCCGACCGCTGGCGACCTGATCGACCTGTTCTACTCGGTCATCGCGCCGTACCGGTCCTCGGGATCGTGCGGGTGGCTGATGAAGGACTCGACGATCGGCGCAGTGCGGAAGCTGAAGGACACCACGGGTCAGTTCATTTGGCAGCCTGGCCTCCAGGCTGGCACCCCCGATGTGATCCTCGGGAAGCCCGTGTACGCGGACCCGAACGTTCCCGCGGCTGGAACCGGCGCGAAGTCGGTCCTGTTCGGCGACTTCTCGCAGTACTTCGTGCGGCAGGTCGAGACGATCCGCTTCGAGCGGTCGGACGACTTCTCGTTCGACACCGACCTGATCACCTTCCGTGCCCTGCTCCGCGGCGACGGCGATCTGGTCGACACGACCGGGGCGATCAAGTACCTCACCGGAAACACTGCCTGACCACCTGGCCGGGCCTGGCATGCAGCCGGGCCCGGCCCCTTCAGCCGAGAGGACAGATATGCGTATCCGCATGAAGGTCACCATGTCCGGGACTCGCAACGGCGAGGACTGGCCCCCGGCCGGCGAAACCGTCGACCTCCCCACGGGCGAGGCGCAGCACCTGGTCGCCTCCGGGATTGCCGAGGAGATCGACACCGCCCCCGAGGTGGAGACCGCGACCGTCCCGGATACCGCAGAGAAGCGGGTCCGGAAGGCCGCGGCCAAGAAGCCCGACACGAAGTAGGGGGCAGGCCATGGCGCAGTACGCCGACCGGGCCACGCTCAAGGAGCGGCTGAACATCGAGGCGGCCGACACCACCCGGGACACGCTCCTCGATGGCGCGCTCGCCGCGGCATCAAGCGGGATTGACCGGGCGACCGGGCGCCGGTTCTGGCTCGACACCGACCCGTCAGTGCGGACGTTCACGCTCGCTGGTCGGCTGGTGTACCGCGACGGTGGGGAGCGCCTGCTCCTCGACGACATGGGCGCAGTACCGACCGTGGTGGAAACGGGCTCCGGCGCCTCGTGG